GACGATGTGAGGTGGGACAGAGAGGAGGATGTCACGGAGGTGGGGGAGCCGGTTGGGCCGCCAGAGAATCTCATCACGGGACTGGAGCTTGGTGTTGGAGTATAGCATTCGCACTCCGTTGAGCTTGGGCTGGATGTGGAACTCGTCGGGGTAACGATGTCCACGGTCTTGATAGCGGTAGGCGAGCATTGGTTTCATGGTTACTCAGTTTTGAAAGTGAAGACGTAGAAGGCTCGATCTATCTGGTGACCTTTATGCCAGTAGGTGGTGATTTCGTACTCCAAATGGTAAAGGGTACAGAACTCGTCGATGGTGAAGTCAGTGAAGATGTTCTCCAAAGCCCAGTCAACAGGGACAGGGACAGGAGCATCGTCGGAGATGAGTTCTTTGAGGAGGAGCTGATAGGGCTTGGTGAGACCTGGCAGCTTGGTGCGGGACTTCTGTGGGATTTCAAAGTAGGCCATAACGGCGGTACTAATAGCATCTTCGAGTTCAAGTATGGGTGTGGACATAATTAGATTTCGTGTGGCATGTTACCCCAGTCAGTACCGAAGTGACCTTCGAACGGGATGGTGATGGTGTAACCGTCGATGGTGATAGGTGTTTGGAAGTAGGAGCGAAGCTTGACGATGGCCCACTCGCGCCGCTCGACAGGCCACTGGCCCGCGATGGCGTCGTGAATCTGGTGGAGAGGCTCGATGATGGGGAGTCCACCAGACCAGTTTTCAGGGTCTTCCCAGAGATTCAGCAAGGCGAGCTTAGTGGCAAAGGTCGTGTTGTGCTGGGGCAGGTGGGAGTAGGCGGAACGTAGGGTAGTTTGTTCGGTAACGCGGGAGAAGAAACGACGAGTGGAACCAGAAGCGCCAGTCAGTCGCCTGGATGCAGCAAGCTGACCAGCGATGTTCGAGTGCATCTTGGTGATGCCAGGATAGCGTGAGAGGTAGAGCTTCTGGAGAATGTCGCAATCCGAGACGGCAACATAGATCGGGACGCCAGACTTTTTGTAGGATTGTTGGAGCAAGTTCTGCGACATCGTCGGTGGCTTCATGGCATAGTTGGTGCCGTGCTGCGTGGCCTTGCAAGCATCGTAGAGCCAGCCTTTGGTCGTGAAGTTGTCACAGAGAAGTTTCAACTCGTCGCGGGATTTGCCGTTGATGGAAGAACGAAACACAACACCACGCTGTTTGCCTCCCTGACGGACAAACTCTTCATACATTAAGCCGATGATCTTGGCAGGCTTTAGGCCGTAGTTGTAATCATCGAGCATAGTGCTATCACCAGCGAGATGACACAGCACAGCAACGGTCCAGCCGTCAGCGCCAGAAAGGTCGCATTCGAAAAAGTCGTATCCCTCATCGGCTCGATAAAGATAGCGGAGTTTCTTGGTGATGGTCTGGAGGTTAGCCCCGGAACGCGTGGGTGAGCCCTGACACGAGAGACGGCCCGTGTCGGTGCCAACGACGTTGTAGGAGCAACGGACACGATTGTCGGTATCGGTGGTGATTTCGAGCGTTTCACGGATGGAGTCAAGGGTTCGGTAACGGAGAAGCTGAACAATAACTTGAGGCTGGTTGTATTTGCGGAGAAGAACGAGAAGAGCGTTTTTGTCAGAAGTCAAGCGGTCGACCTTGGTAACTGGGTCTTTCTTGAATTGCTTCTCGTAACCCATCTTGGTGTAGAGGAACTCGTTGCACTGCTTGGGAGAGTTGCAGTTCAGTGGTTGCCCGGCAAGTGTGTCGATGCGAGCCTGGACCACTTCGAGCTGGTGACGGATTTCAGCAAGGGCTTGAGCGGCGTCGTCGCACCGGTAGTTGATTCCTCGGAGCTCAGAATAAAGAAGCGCCGGGAGAAGCCGCATGTTAAAGCGGAAGTGTTCGAGGCTTGGGCCACGGAGGGCACGTTTGTGGACTTCGGCGATTTCATAAGTGTAGGCGGCGTCTTTGAGACAGTAGAGGTAGTGGGTTGTGGAGTCTTGGATGAACTTCTCGTCTTTGTAGTATGGCCAGCGAGTGGAGATAGAGACTTGGACGTCGAGGGCTTTGGGAAGTTCAGCGAAGAGTTCCCAGCCTGAGAGCATTGTGTCCCAAACGACAGAGCGGAGCATAACTTTCCAAAGCCAGCAGAAGACGAAGTTGTCGTAAAGGGAGTTCTGAAGAATCTTGTAGATTTGTGGGTCTTGAGCGATACGACAAAACTCACGGATGAGCGTGGCCGCATTGGTGTCGGAGAAGTCCCACGGATTCAGAATGAAGGCCTCGGTCGGTGAGGTAGCGATACCCACACAGGTGATGCCCTTGGAGTTTGGATACTTGTTGTTGTCAGGGTTCGGCACGCCGCCCTCGATATCGAGAGAGATCGTGTCGCCGGGTTGGATAGCCTTCAGCCGAGCAAGAAGATCTTCAAACTTGAGGTCGGGGAAAAGCCGAAGGTCAGGAAGCACGAGGTTTGGACTAGAAGATTCACGCTTCAGACGACGGAGGTCGAACTGGAGGAACACGGCTTTGTCCTCATCTTTGACTGCCTCAGCGGCGTCGTAAACACCAAGGCATTTTAGTCCATAGAAGGGGGAGGACATCTCCTGGCAGATGAACAAACTGCCACGGTATTTGTCCAAAGACTTGTCGATGCCAGCGAGTCGTAACGCCAAGCGACCAACAAGAAGCACAATGGATGGTTGATACTTCTTGAGGTCGACTTGGAGTTCGATCAGGTTTTCGACAACGGACTCGTCACTGAGGGATGTGAACTCGTCAGCCTTGTTGTTGACACAAGCAATGTAGCAAGAAGCGATGTTGACGTCGGCACGCCGAAGCTGTCCGAGCATAACGTCACCCATCCTGCCCGCGAGCGGACGGGACTCGGCAATGTCGTTGGAAGTTCGGTGACCAACAATAACAGCGATGCGCTGGGTTGGGTCATCAATGACTGGGAGAGTTTTGATCATACAGCAGATTCGAGTCGGATTTCTTGGCGAAGGTTGGAGATACGGTTGTTGGCCCAGGCGAGCCAAGCGATTTCGTTGACAGTCGGATTAGCCTTGCGTTCGATGTCGTCGATGGTGAGGGTAAAAAGCTGGAGCTTCTCGCCAAGTGTCCTAAGAAGGCTTTGGTGAGCGTGGATTTCTTCGAACGTTTTCTTGGGCTTGTAGCTTTTGCCTTTTGGGCTGCCTTTGATGATGGTGGTTTTGATCATGCGAATTCAACTGCGCCTCCGGTGATCTCGCGGTAAGTGGATTTCACACTTTCGCAAAGAGCTGGGTATTGTTTAGGATCTTTCTCCACAGCGACAACGTCGATGCCGAGGTTGATTGCAGCACGAGTGATGGAGCCACCGCCAGCGAAGCAGTCCAGCATCTTCATACCTGGGACAATCGTGTGCTCGATGATTTCTTTCGAGATGGAGAAAGGCTTGGGGAACGGATTGAGTTGAGCACTGCGCTCGCCTTTGACACTGGCTACCCACCAGTTGACAGGGAAAGCAGAACGCAACGTGCACTCGCCCTTCTTCAGCACCATGATGTATTCACAGGCCTTAGTGTGGTTGGTGTAGGCTGCTTCGTTCTTGGCTTCGCCAGCAGGCTTGAGCCAGAGCAACGGCCAGTTCACAACCTTGAATCCAGCACGAGTTCCCCAAGCCGTCATCTTCTCTTGGTGAACGATGTCATACCAGAGGAACATGTACGAACCGGGCTTGAGAACGCGGAAGGCTTCGGGCATGAAGCGTTCGAGAAGTTGGAGATTCTCCTCAACGTCATGCGACTCGACCACTACGTCGATGTTCTGCACCTTCTTCAACATGTCCATCTCAATGGCGAATGGTGGATCGGTGTAGATCAGGTCGAACTGGTCGGGGGCTTGGGCTTTCATCCAGTCAACACAGTCTGCATTGATAACTTTCTTGGACATGTCGATCACGGACTGGGCCAGCGTAGTTGCAATGGCTTGCTTGGCCTGGACGTTGGCGAGCTTAGCCCCAGACGGAAGGATGTCGAAGTCAAGATCAGCTCCGCCCAGCACGCCAGACGTGGCCTCAGCAATCGTGCGTTGAGCTGCCGTCGGCTTGCGCAAAGCACCAGCGTTCGTTGTCTTCTCCATCACGATTGGTTTGGCACCAGCGAGCTTGCTGCGATCGTGCAAAGCCTGAACGAGTTCCTTCTCTTTACGTGCAAGCAGCAGCTTTTGGGCCACTGTGTAATGCTCGCAGGCCAGCACCTCGACGTCGCCTGCCATGACGGCTTCGGCAACTGGGAGGATGTAGGACACCAGTCCGTGAGTCATGCCGAGGATTTTGCCAGTCGCTGCCATTGTCCAGTTGCTGTGTCGTGCCGCTGCACGCTGCTTTTCGAACATGTGAACGCGATACACACCGATTACCTTATCTTGCCAGCGCATTTCGTTACGCCGCAGGTTCTCCTCCATTTCGAGCTTGAGGAGTTGCTCCTCGTTCATGGCCTCACGCAGGGCGTAAGGGATGTCTGCGATGCCGAGGATCTTGAAAGCCTGAACTCGGCTCCAGCCAGCGATCAACTCGAACTTCTGCTGTTCCTCCGACCACGACACTGTGATAGGGTGGATCAACCCGTGCTCGCCGATAGACGGGACAAGCTCCTTGTTGATGTAGTCGAGGGTCTCTTTGGTCACGGCACGCAGGCGTTTGCCGATGAAGAGGTCCGCGATTGGAATAGTCCCGGCACCCTGTGCGTGAAGGGTTGTGATTTTATATGGCTGGAGAGTTTGTTCTGACATAGGATTTGGAAAGTTATAAGCGTTGGACGGATGCGCTTCCCCCGGCCGTGCGCGTCAAGGTTTGACGGGCAGAGCAGACGCTAGCGGTTAGGCCGACAGGTATTTCAACCCGGAAGCAATGTTCTTGGGACCGAAGTCAGTGCCTTCTTGAGGCTTCTCAACTTCGACCTTGGCGAGAACGACGATGTCCTTCATGGCCTCGATGGTAGAGGCATTCAGGCGAGGACGGTTGTCCTTGTCGGAACCGAAGCACGCGTCGAGTAGGTCCGCGATAGACTTCTTCCAGCCATCCGGATTGTAGTCAGGATCTTCCGACTTCTTGGGATTGGGCTGGAGTGGGAAGTATTTCGTGATCAAGGCTTCACCACGGGGAATGGTGACGCCGAGAGTGGACATGGCAGGGGCGTTGTTGGAGAAGAACACGATGAGGTTCTTGCCAGTTTCGTCCTTGTTGGGCTTGATCTTGACGGACTTGATGAAGAGCTCAGCTTTGGGATCTTTCTCCATGATCTGGATGGAGGTGTCGATTCCGCCAAGGTCGATGTCGAATTCGTTTTCGTCAAGCATGGGGTTTTCAGGGGTGTCGATGTCGCTCATAGGAGGTGTTGTCTTGTTTGTTTTGTTTGTTTGGGTTGGCCGAACCTGGCCAGGGAGTGACACAAGGGAGTGTCAAAGTGCAAACGGGTCGAAGCCCGTAGGAGGGAGGAAAGAGGGTGAGGCTTGTTCGAGAGACTGGCGAGACCAGGGTTGAACAGAGACGACGTCGAGGCCGTCCATTTCCAGGGACTCCTGGATTTGTTCGGCAATACCGGCAAGGGTGCCAGGTGAGTCATCAGGAAGCGTCAGACGGCAGAGGAAGGTCGAGTCCATAGAAGTGTTTGAAGAAGATTTTGTAGCAGTGCTCGGTGTCGGAGAGCGCACCGTGAGCGCCTCGGACTGGTTGACGGAATAGGTGGATGAAGGCTTCGTTTAAGTTCGGCCATTTGAAACTGCCGGGCTTGTAAGGTGACGGGATGCACACGACGTCTGTGAGGGCGTTCATAGTGCAGATGTGGGTGAGACGGGAGAGGTCGGGCTCTTTGTTGATGAGGCGGATGACTGAGGCACGGAGGAGAAGGAGGTCGTATTTGAGGTTGTGGGCCACAAGGACGACAGCTTGGCGGGACAGTTCAGAGAACTCCTTGATGGCATCGGCGAGGGGGACGCCTCGTTCGATACAGTCTTGGGTAGAGATTTTGTGAACGGATTGGGCAGCGGGTGGGATAGTCCAGCCGTCTGGTTGGACGAGCCGACGCATGGAAGAGACGACGTTGCCGTGAGTGTCAGCGAGGATTGCCGCGATTTCACAAATAAACGGCGTGTTCGGGTGACGAGGGTTGTCATACTGGCCTTTGGTGGGCAGTCCGGTGGTCTCAGTATCGAAGAAGAGAATGAGGTCGGAGGAGGAGAGTGGAGGAAGTTGCACGGGTGAGAACTTTAGGTAGTGATTTTTGTTGAGACCTTGTGGTTCGAAGTCAAAGGGTTCGTTCACTGGAACCACCCCCTCACGGTAGCAAGGTTGACTTTGACTTGTGCTCCAACTTGCTTGGCGGACTTCAGGCCGAGCGGTGATTTGGAGCCGCCGGCAGCAGTGGTGATTAGGACGTTGGAGACAGCAGAGGCACCGAGGCCAGTGACGTCACGGGAGATGAGCCAACACTCGTCGAAGGAGCCTGCAATTTTTTCACGAGTTTCTCCCGGGCAGTTGATGTAGGTTTTGACAACGCCAGTGTCTTTGCCGACTTCTTCGTCCTTGATGTGGCCTGTGACACAGACGAACTTGTTCTTGGCAGTGAGTCGGATGAGGAACTGTTCAAGCAGCGTGGCGAAGCTGCCCCAGTCCTGGATACGAAGAACGTCGTCGATGGATTTCTGGGCCATCTTGTCGTCACCGAGTTCGCCTTCCGCGATGTAGAGTTTTTCCTGCCGGCGAACCTCGTCCTTGGCTGCTGTAATCAGGGCCGTGAAAGAATCGAGGAAGATAGTCTGGCAGTCAGGATACTCCTTGAGGTAGAAGGTGATGGCTCGACCGAGGGCTTGCCAGCGATCGGCCCGACGAAGCAGGTTGCCGTCGGCATCGAGGAAGGGACGGACAATAATGATGTTCTCCATGTCGGCGTTGGTCAGCAGGTTGTTCTGCTGGACATAGCGGACAGGACCTTCGATGTTGTTGTCAAGGTCGAAGATGATAGGCCGTGGCATCATACAACCGATGACGGTCTTGCCAGAGCCGGGGGCTCCAAGAAGAAGGAGGCGAGACTTGGAGTTGAGCTTGAGGGCAGACATTGAGACTGGACGAGCCAGTGTCGGTGTGGCTGGAGCAGTGGGCTTGGTGGTCAACACTCGTGTGGGGAGCGGGACGGTCGGGGCGGGTGTGGTGGGTGTGGTGGGTGTACTCATAGGAGGGATGGGTTAGAAGGGGCGGTCTGGAGTTTCGAGTCCGGGCAGTTGGTCATCGTTGTCAGTGATAGCTTCATGCGTACGGAAGTCGAGACCAGATGCCGCTTGGCTGGTCTTGTAGAAAAGATCCTGCATCTGGGCGACGGCGAAGTTCTTGGCGTGTTCGAGGTCGTCGTCTTTTAGTACGGAGACCTCGATTTCAATACGGCGGAAGGCGAATGGGCCGACTTCTTTGGTTTCCCGGAGGGAGATCTTGGAGATGCGCATTAGTCAGCAAGCGGGTTCCAAACGTTGAAAACGTAGGCGTCTGACATCAGGTGTTGCAGACGGTCGGAAGGTTCTGCCTGACAGGTGGCGAAGTATTTGCACAAGCCGTACTTATTTTGGCAGGACGTGTGATTGGCTGGGAAGTAATTGTCGGACAAGTCGTGGACAAACTTCTCAGCGTGGTTCACGGTGTCGTAACGCCATTTGTCGAGTTGCCATTGCTCGTAGGTGTAGAGTTCGCGCTCAAGAGCATGGGAGACGCCCTTACCTTTGGCGGAAGCCTTGCGACCGACGATGAAGTTGCCAAGCATCCCAGCAGGTTTCTGGTGAAGCAGGTGTTGGATGGCGGCGCAGTAACCAATGAACTGTCCACTCAGAGCGAAGGACTTGTAGTAGGCAGGTCCGGCGATCGAGGTGGTTTTGTGATCGACAGGCCACAGGTGATCGTCCTTCGACATAAAGACAAGGTCGATAACACCTGTCCAGTTGACATAGATAGTGCCGACATGGAGAGGTTCATCGTTGTTTTCTTCGGACTTGACAAGTTGGCTGGTCTTGTGCAAGAGCGTCTTGTTGACGGGAATGGCACAGAGGGTGTAGGAAAAGGGTTTCTCCACGAACGGGTCACCGTGCTCGTCAGCCATGATCGAGTAGGGCTCGTTGGCGTAGAAGGTGTCGTATTTCAGTAGGGTGTCGAGAGCACGCTCAGGAGTGCGCCAGTCAGCTTCGAACGGCAGGCCGGAGTACTCCGCGTTAATGTGAGATACGACGGCGGCCCAGTTCACTTCGAGGTGGCCACGAGCACGGGCAAGGTAGATTTCCTCCAGGCCTTTGTGAATGGCACGGCCATACGTGAGGGCGATACTGCCGCCGTCATTGCGTGAGTAGATCATGGAGTACTCAGCTTTCTGAGCGCACTCCATGTAGCCACTGAACGTCGACCAGTCGATGTCCATTACGAAGTCGTTGGTGTCGTCGATGCGTTGGAAGAGACGGCGGATAGGTCCGGGTGGTTGGATGCGTTTAGGTGCGCCGGAGACGCCAGCGAAGTCGAGGTCGATGTCGGAGAGGAATTCGTTCATAGGGAGGAGAGCTTTTGATAGGTAATGGGGATACTAAGGTAGGTGGCCAATTTGATTTCAAGCGTGACACCTTCGGAAAGGTCCCAGCCTGGAAGTTCCAAGACGATCACAGAGTCACACCGACGGAGGAATGAGCGGTTGTAATCCCACCAATGTGCAGCATCCGTTGGCAACACATGGCGCTGAGCAATCTCATGCCAGTGGACAATAGGGGAGAACACGTGGAGAGACTTGCACAACTTCGCACAAGCCTGGGCTGCCTCCTCGTAACGACGAAGCCGGACAGCAGGGTCTGGATGGGAGTAAGGTGAGGCGAGATAGGTCATTTGGCAAATGGGTAAGGTGAAGCCGGTAGGTCTTTAAGCACAGGAGCATCTGCTTCCAGGCTGGCAGCAAGCTGAGCATAACCTGCCACGTCAATCCAGTTATCTCGGTGGGAAGACGTTGTCGAACGGGAAAGTTTCATCGCGATCAGGCAGCGGGCTACGTCGATAGGTGAAACGAGATGATTCAACAACACTGTCCACAAGTTTGCAATACGCGTGAAGCTCTCGGATGCTGAACCGTAGCTGGCGGCACGGTCACCGTTGACGAGGAGGTCTGCTTCAATAAGGATGTCGTTTGGCATGGAGGTAATCGTTAAAGTGGAGTTGTATCTGCTGAGTCAGGCTCTTGAACAACTTCCAGCTCTTTGGCAAGCTTCTCAGCCCACGCAGCAGGACAAAGTCCCGCCGTCTGTGGGCCTCGGAACATCTGTCTGATAACTTCAGAATGCACGTCCCAGGCTTCGGCCTTTAAATCGATAAGATGACGGCGAAGGCTTCGGATTTCTCGTGCACTGTTCTTTAATGCATGGATGATTTCGTTGTTGTGCATAATGGTAGTGGATTAGAGTCCGGCGAGTGCATCGACGTATGTGCCTTGAGCCTTTGCTTTGGATTTGGTTTTCTCCCGCTTCAGCTCATGCGGGCCAGCTCGGAGGTTCTGGAGTTTCTTGATCGATGCGATCAACTCCTCGTTGGTCATCTTGTTCGGGTCGACTTGAAGAAGGGCGGTCGAATCGAACTCGACTAGCGAGAGTTCGGAAGGCTTCTCTGTGGGTTGGCTCATATTTAGTGGTGATGTTGTGTTTTGTTAGCTCTCTGACGAGAATGGAATAAAAGAAGGCAAGTGCGCCTGGGACGTCACCGTGACCGACGCAAGTCCGTCGAAGCTCTTCGTACTGTTCACGAGGAACATACACGGAGAGGTTGACGAGGTCTTCACGAGGCATGTCACGGTAAGGGGAGAGGGACAAGGAGGTGCTCATAGTATTGTGAATCCTTGAGGTCCGTTGTCGATCAGCGGAGCGTTGGAGTAAAGCTCAGTCGCCTCGACGAGTTGGGCTTCGGAGATGTTCAACACCGTGACTGGGTTAGGAAACACCTCGTGATGTTTGCAGAGGAGAATGGCTTTGAAGAGGTCTGGTTGGGCTTCGGCGTCGACGACAAAGTTGTCATGGATAGCTTCGGTTTCAGTCTCCTTCTGGATACGTCCAACATCGCCGGGCTGAGCAATGGTAACGGTGTCGGTCGATGGAATCAACTTAACCTGCGGCCAGTACGAGATCAGCAGGTCGACAGGAATGTCCGTGTCCCACGTATTGGCTGGATGCAGGAAAGCACGGACAGCGTCACGCAAGCGCGAGACTGCAGTGGTGGTCGCGATGTGTTTGGGTCGAAAGGTCAGTGGAGCCGGGAAAACCTTGACGAATTCGCGAAGAACCGGCTCGAACCGTCGCCAGTTGGCTTCGCCAAAGCGATCAGGGATGTTGGGGAGGACGGGCAAGTCCTTGGTGTAGTGGCGTGGCATGGGAGAAAGGGTGGAAACTGCTGGAGTCGAACCAGCTAGGCTTTTACACGGCAGGTAGCTAATCCACCGTGGCGCGCTTACCTTCCCTCCGCAGGGAGTTTCCGAAAGTGTGAGCCACCACATTGTCAGCAGGTTGCTCGGTCTCTGGAGGAACTTTCATCCTCATGATTTTGTTGGGTCTCTAATCCATCCAGCATAACGTGCTGGCTATTTCGCTGCCCGTCGTTACAGTGACGGAGCCGAGGCTGCAAGGCGTTTCGCTCTGAGCTTGATCAGGGTGTAGTATATAGGACTACCTCCTTAGCCATGTTTTGTTTTATCGAGACTCACTATTGGCTTCATGCTCGGAGGGTTAGCTTAAACCCACAAATAGTTAGGCAATAGACTCTACCTAACAGCATACGATGGAGTAACATCGGCAGTCCCTGTTAACCAGTGGGATCAGCAAATCTCTGGTGAGGTTGGAGGCAGCAGCATTCACCGCGAGGATTAGTCTGCTGCGTCTTACCCTCAAATCAACACACTGCTCAGGTTGCTCTGCGCGCTAAACTTCGACGGGCAGGGAAAACTCAGGGGAGTCTTCAGGGTTGGTAGTGAGCGGGGAGACTGGGTGACGATGCTCGGTGCGGGAACCTTCACGGTCGACGACGTGGATAAGCTCGTGGACTGAGATCGGGGAGTCCGACTGGAGAACGAAGATGGAGTTGCAGCCGTCGGCGTTGGCGGACTTGAGGGCTTCGGTCAGCTCGGTCTCGAGGTAGTCTTGGCCGAACTCGGTGCGGATAAGGAAGGATGTCATGGAGGAGTGATGACGGAGGTGGGAAGAGAGAAAGCCCAGCTGGAGGGTTAGTCCGGCTGGGCAGTTCTGAGCGATTAGATCGCTTCGAGCTCGGCCTTCGCAGCGGCGGCGGCAGCAGCCTTCGCGCGGACGAAGTTGAGGTGGATGGCCTGGACGAACGTGTTGACGTCGGATGGGTCGCCGAGAGAAGCGAAGGAGACCTTCGTGTTGACGGCTTCCCACTTGGCGACGAAGTCCTGAAGGTCGCGTTGGCCGCTGGCGATCTCGTTGAAGATCTGCGTGCCTTTCTCGATGACTTCCTTGGTCTTCTTGCCTTCACCACGAGTGGACTCACGGGGAGCGAGGTCGGCAACGGCTGCAGCAGCAGTCATAGCGATTTCGTTGGCTTGGGCCTGGGTGAGAACAGGAGTGCCGTCGTCTTTCTTCTTGGCGAGAAGATAGGCGAGGAACTTCTGCTCGGTGATGGGTTCGCCATCTTCCGTGCCATCCTTCGTGGGGATTTCGATGCCGGTGAAGGCGACGAGTCCGTCAGCGAGTTTCTCACGGAACTGGCCGTTGAGCATGTGATAGAGGCAGTGGGTGATGCCGAGTTTCAGCAGCGTGCCGGAACCGAACACGGCTTCGAAGGTTTCGATGTCAGCGGGGACGCGGACAGGGAAGGTGAAGCCGAGGCTGGTGTTGCGGATGACGACGGAGTTGTCGTCGTTGTAGATGGAGGAGGTGTCGTTGGACATATCTGTTGTTTTGTTTGGGTTTGTGGGCTTAACGTGCTCCGGCGTTGGGACCAAGAGGAGGTCCAAAGGTTGTTAGCATGTAAGCTGGAAAGGAAGACGGGTCGGGCGGTTGTGCTTGGACTCCATTGAGCGGAAGGACGCGCCGAGGCGGGTGCGCTGCGCGGCATTCTTACCGGAGAAGGGGCAGGGAGCGGAAGAAGAGAGTTCACGGCGGAGAAGAGCTTTGTTGTGACGGCGGAAGGCTGGACTTAGGATGTTCATTGTAGTGTTGGTGTGGGTTCGTTAACGGAAAGGTTGCCGCACGCAGAGTCAGGGGTTTGATGGGCTGTTCGGCCCGAGCGGGAGGGACTCTGGTGCGGCGAGAAGGGTGAGGAGAGACTTGTTGTGATCTTTACAGAGCAGTTCAGTGAAGAGTAGTGCGAAGATGCGATGCTCCTTTGCAGCAGGTCGGTCAAGGGGTAGGCCGTCAAACCAAACAGTTGCACAAGGTTGTTCTGGTTTGAAATATTCGCTAAAGAATATGTTGTGAGGATTAGTTTCGTGAGGATAGCAGCGGTCTGTGTGGTTGATGGCTAGACAGGCGAACTGTTCCTTACTGTTCGCAATGAGGTCTGCAGCGAGTCGGAAAGCGTTGGGCTTTAGAGTCATAGATCAGCAAGGCAAAGGTTGAGGAAGGCGAGTTCGGGGTCAACACGGCGGGGACGAGTGGAGGTAGAAGGTTTTGTGCGCTTAGGGTGGAACGGAGTTTTCTCGAAGGGTTCGATGTTGTTGGACACAACGACGACTTCTTCACCAGTCCCGACTACACGGCAGAGAGTTCGGACTCCGTCAGTGCGGAGCGGAACCATGTCACCGAGGAGTCCGTTCTTGTGACGATGAACGCTTTGGTCGATTGGTACGCGCCAGTGACCGTAGCCGAGACAGGGATGGAATGCTTCGCTCATGTAGGGAATAGTAGCAGGGTTAGGGCGGAAGTCAAATAGTTGTTAAGGAAAGTGCAAAGAACTTTTACCTGCCGGGGAGAACCTCCGGGCGGTAGTGAGTGGCGTTTTCCCAACTGTCTGGGTCATTCTGGTAGCCTTCCCAGATGTCAGAGCCATTGGAGAACTCGAAGCGACGGTCCTCAGTTTCTTTGAGGTAGGCTTCGGTGTCGTCTGGGTTGGCGTGCTGCCATTCCAAGAACATCAGGCGGCGGAAGGCCCGATGCATGAGTGCACGGTAGTCTTCGACACTCAGATCGTCGCGTTTCGCAGAAGCGAGGTGAGAACGGAGGAGCGTGTCGGACTCAGGCGGGTGGACACGTGCTGTGTCGGCCATGAGGCGGATGGCCGAGAGTGTGCAGTCTGTGCGTTGCTGAGCGACGATGGTGACATAAGCGAAGAACTCAGGAGTTTCGCCGAGTTTGGCTTCGCGATAGCCGTATGGGGCAGGGATGCGTGGAGGTGTCATGGTAGGTGGGTTAACGTTTGAAGTTATCTGGGTCAGAGTAGTCGTGGTTTGTGCCGGTGCAACGACCGGCGTCAGAGCTGTGAGTGCTGCGGTCGTAACGGTATTTGCCGTCCGAACACCGAAGGCATTCGTAACCTTTGTTACGGGTGCGACCTAGAACTTTGACGAGTTCTCCGGTCTGGGTCTCATAGGTGCGACCGATGGTGAATTTGAAGGTCTTAGGCATGGAGGGTCTTAGGTGTTGAAGTGTTTCCATTCTTCGGAGGTGATACCAGTCAGGATGAACTCGCGCTCGTCAGGCGACAGCTCGGGGAAGGCGTCTTGGATGAGGAGGTCATGAAGATCGCGGAGACTTTCACTTAGGAAGGGGAGTTTTTCCTCGGTAAGTTTGGGAACGTGGAGAGTGTGTTCACGTTGGGTGAGCACAGACTTGCGAGTGAGGTCGTAACCTCCGGCAGGGTTGGGGGTGGCGGTCATTGGAGTTTGGTGGTGTGGGTTTTGAACTTGAGATCTCGTTGGGCAGCTGCATAGCCGATGCGGTAACCACGTTCGTAGCTGGTGGCTGCAACGGAGTTAATATCGGCGATAGAGGCGTGTCGTGCAATTGCCAAGGTCAGGAGAGCGGTGATCGCACAGCAGAGGACAGTGATCATGGCTGGTCTCCTTTCGCGGCGGACTCGTAGGCGGCGAGGGCTGGCTTGGCCGCATCGCAGCACTCTTCAATCTGCTCTGCTGAGAGTTTCGATCCACAGTCTCCATCATAGCCCCAGCGAATCTGAATGATGTCTTTGGCGTGGTTGTGGCAGTCATGAGACAAGTTGTCCAAAGCCGTCGCCAGACTCTCCGCCAGCGACTGCCAACGGGTGAGTTCAACTTCTTTTTCTTCTGTCCAACGTTTCCAGTCAGCAGCGTATATGCACAAAGATTTGACTCGCTCTGCAAGAGTTAGCACACGAGCTTCGCGTCCTTCTGGGTAGCCATCCTTGGCGTTGCGTATGATCTTTGATTCGTCGCCGTCTAAGATGCTATGCGTGTTAGTGAGTTCGGCGCGAAGTTGGACGATGGTGTCGAGTTGGGCGGGTGTCATGGTTTCCAGAGGTTGAGGGTGCGGAGGAAGGCTTCGGCGCGTTGTGCGGCGGTAGCTTGAATGCAGTTCATTGTTGAGCCACATTCTTCTTTTAGAATCTGCTGAAAGTCGAACCACTCAGACCCTGGCAGGTTTCTCAAAGTCTCCACCGCCTCGTGCATGGCGTTGAGGTCGTTGAGATAGTCGGGCAGCAATTCGGACTTGCCCACGAAAGAGCCATCTAAACCGTGCTTCCACCAGCCTGTCGGTGATCTTCCCCACCCGCAAGCCTCCGCGATGGCGATTCGTTGTGCTTCTGGTGTCATGGTTAGTCAGCTTTGGTTAGAGTTGCGGTTGCAAAGGTTGGCGTTTCGAGAATGCCGCGCTTAAAGTAGTAACATATTACACGATCCTCTTCGGGAAAGAGTTGGTGGACAGTCATCTTCGGGCCTCCTGACTTCAGCGTGACGACATCGCCCACGGCTGGAGTCCACTCTGGCGTGATAGTCGCCTCGCTGGTATGTTTACCAGATGGCTCGTCGGCGTAGCACCAGGCGGAGGTTCTATCCCAGACGTTAATGCTAGCAGTGCGTGGGAAGTATAGGTCTCCACGCTCATTAGACGGGTTACCGTTATTGTCGAGTATGCAAATTCGCGCCTCCCCATCACAAGGCATCGGATCACCCGGCATATGTCGAGTCCACTCCTTGCCGTGGGCAGTGAAGGTGGAGTGGATGGGTTTTGTTACTGCTACCGGATCAAATGAACCCGGGTGTATGAATTCCTCAGTCGTAGGCGCTTCGATCTTGGATTCGACCAGCACTAGGATGTCGGCGAAGTGGGTGTCATCCTCTCCTTGTTCCAGCGTGCCGATGCTGAAAGAGCACTGCAAGATCCGAAAGAAATACCGCACGCACCCAGCAGGCACGTCGCCAGCCTCGGAGATGGGGCGGAGGGTTGAGAGCTTTTCTAGCTCCAGGATGCGTCCGGTTTTGTCAGTGCTTTCATCAATAATCAAATCGCGCTGCCACTTTGCGACTTGGGCCGCTTCTTTCCAGTTGGCAAGCTCAGCCTCGGCCTTCTCGGCTCGGGCCTGTTGTTTGTTGATTTCTTCCCTGATGCTCTGCGCTGCATCTTTCCATCGCAGAATTTCGGCCCTGCCAAACGCGGCGAGGACAGCGGAGGCTGCGGATTCACACGCGGCTTTGTCACCAGCAAGTAGCCATTTCCATTCTGGCGTGTTATACATGCTTTCATGGCAAACCTGCCCCGGTGTCTTGCCGTCCACGACTGGCGGCGGAGGTTCGGGGAGGAAGTCGAGGGCGGATTTGAGGAGGTGGAGGCGTGCGTGTGTTTCTTGACTCCAATCAGAACAACCCGGAACAGTATCCAACAGCCCTGCGGTTGGTCTAAAGTCTCCTTTTCCTAGTGCTTCACAAGCCGCGTCAATGGCAGCCTGCATTGTTGTTTCGTCGAATGTATGTTTCATATGGATTAGGTGTTTAAACCGAGGTTTTGATGTGGGCTGTGAGTTTCTTGGTGAAGATGGTGAGGAAGGTTTCTCGATCTTCCGTGAAGGCTTCGGGGGTGATGTCGAGGAAGTAGGAGAGGTTAAGCGCCGTTAGGGCTTTCTTCCAGCCGCCTAGGGTGTTGATTGCGGTTAGAGTGTTGGCGTCTGGTTGGACGTTGAAGAAGGTTACGTAGGCTTGGCGGGAGCGCTCGGCGCGTTTTGCGGCGGAGGCTGTGGCGTCGTCGTAGGACCAGTGGGTTTGTTTGTCTGGTTTGACGAGTGCGGCAGAAGTTAAGTTTGCGGTGCGGAGACGTGTGGCGTTGGTGTTGTCTCGGGCGAGGGAGATCACGACACGAGCACGGTTGTCGAGTTTGACTAGATTCTGAATCTGGTTCTTTAAAGCGAATGCGAGAACCGGGTCGGATGTGGCTGCAAGACGTGCGTGGAGATCAGCGCGGAGATGCGCGAGTGAGTAGACTGGGGACATGTTATGCTTGTTTCTTGGTTAAACGGTTGATTTCGTGTTTGAGGAATGCGATGCGTGTTGGGCGACGAAGCGGAATCCATTCTTCGTAGCTTAGATGCTCAGGTGCATAGAACAGCACGTTGCCATTGTCCTCGTTAACTTCACAGTCAGGAAGAGCTGCTTTCGCTGCGAGGGCTTTGATCTCAGGCTTGAAATCCTTCCAGAGTTCTAGAAACGTTGGTGAGGCGTAGCAAAGGTGTTCTGCGTTACTGTTGGTGAAGTCACGAAGGATACGGCGAAGCGCCGTGGGGTTCCATCGTTGTGCGAATGTGCGTGGTTTTTTCATGGAATGTGTCTTTAACATTAAACCCTCTGCGTTGTTTCCAGACTTGGGACTGGCGTGTTAGTGCGGTCGCATTAAAGGCGTAAAGCCTTTGGAGGTAAAGCTACTGTAACGTTACACAACCTCGTGTTTGTGGAACAAATGCTGGTGTAGGTTATGCAGATGCAAACCATATCCTACGATTCCTTCATAGTTCAACAACCTGTCCCAAACTGCAAAGACGTCAGTTTGGCGAGCTAACCAAGCCTCTGCACGCTGGGTGGAAGTAGTCAAAGCGAGTGGATCGCTGTCGAAGGTATGAAGCAAACTGTTCCAGATGTATGGGGTGATGTCGGTGGGTTTCATGTGTCTTTGATGTCTTTTGCGGTTTGACGTTTAAGCCGAACGCGTGCGATTTTCTTTGCGTAACGTTTGTGCTTTGTGATGGAGGCGAATTTACGGCAGCACGGGCAACCGTGTGGGTGGTCATGTTTGCTGTAGTCGTGGGAAACGAGCTTTTGCTGGATTCTGAAGTCGTCCATTGGAGTGTTGGGATGTTTGGGTGATACTCACCACGGGACGTGGTTGGATTTGTGAAGGAACACAAAACGCTTTGTAACGCTGGAGTGTTGCACTGGTTCAACCACGGGACGTGGTGGGTGGAGTGTTCTTGACTTTCTTCAAGTTTTCGGTTTTGAACTCACGTCCGATGGAGTCGAATGAGTAGGATGGAGGTTCCACAGTGAAGAGTTCTAGGCCGAGTTCGGTGGAAAGGAGTTTTGCGGAGTACAAATGCCCGGTGAGGTAATTCTCGCCGAGCTTGAACACTTTGTTGCCATAAGCCATATTGCGGTCGACGGCATCGGATTCGATACAGTTGAGGTCGTAGGTGGTGCGGTTGACTCGGACGGTGTAGCCAGTAAGTAGTTTCATAGAATGTTTGTAAAACAGGCACCTTGCGGTGCGGTTGGTTGATCTATCTCATCAGGCAGGAGAGATCAGGTTCCTGCGACGGCCCGGAGGCGTTTAGATTTTACTAATCTCGATGTTGAGCGGCAGGTCTGGAGTTCTCAAAGGCTGATAGCCTGGTGTGAGGTAGTCGGTTAGAGCTGCCACGAGTTGCTGCATGGTGGCCCATGTGCCAATTTTGTTGCCGTTGATGGTGAGCTTGAACATAGTAGTTTGATGGGTTGCCCGGCGTTTAGTGGGTTAGGGGACGACACCGGAGTTTTTCTGTGCTTCCGTGAGGAGAGCATACAGCGCACTGTCGAGTTCGGTATCGCTGGGGTTGCCAGCGGCACAGAGGAACAGCATCGCGCCGAGTTGCTCGTCGGTGGGGCGGAGGTCGACGGGTTCGTCGTCGATGGTTCCGGTGAGTGTCCAGTTGCCGTCGGGCAAGCGGATGGCTTCGAGGTCGAGTGTGCCGTCAAGTTCTAGTGTGATGTGCATAGCGTAGTTTGTTGGGTGCGTCTAGTTTATCGTGCGGACTGGCACGCCGACAGGGTAGTCGGGAAAGTGGTGGGCCGAAGCCGGGCGTCTGGGCCGGAGCTTGCGGCGACGGGAGCTTAGCCGTTGTAGGCCGGAAGTCAAAGGGTTAGGAGGGAAGCTCTTGGGTTTCTTCGGCGAGCTGGACAGCATTTTGCTCCATCCGTACTCTCGTTCGTACGTAGCTGCCGTTTGCCGGTGAAAAGGCGGGAGGGCGCACGCAAGTTGGCCCACTGGCCGCACTGGGAGACTCTGTGCTGAGGTGTTAGGTGCGTTCTGGAGACTCCTAATTTTTTTCCCTTTATAAGATATATCCCACCATGAACGACCATCGCACGGGGAGAAAAGGATGGCCGTTCGTCATCCCGCCTTTTCACTCAGCGGAGCCAAGTACGTACGGACGAGAGGACGAACGGGTAACCTAAGCGTTAGATGCTCTGGCGTTAAACGCTCTGGCACTTACCACCCTGTCAGCCAGTGGCCGAGAGCGAGTCCCAGCAGCAAGCCGAGGGAAGCGATGAGCGCGAGGTTCAGTGCGATGTCGGTGTAGTATTTCATAGTGTGGAGTTCTGAACAGTTGTGCTCAGACTACAAGCGGGAGAAGGTTGTCCTCCCGCCTGTGTGTCTAATCACTTGCACTCATACCACGCGTCGGCGGTGTAGTGCTCGTTAAGCCAGACGGCGATCTTGTGGTGCGTTCTCGCCCACGTCTCGTCGATCTTGGCGAACTCCGCGATAATCTCGTCGAAGCTCCGACCGATGGCCAGTCTGAGACCGATGGAGTCATACCATCCGGCGAAGTAACTCTTCGCGTCTGGCGTCACTTCAAACAGTTCACAGATCTTGTCGTCGATGGAGATGAAGGTGGAGGGTTCTTTCGCACCTTTTTCACGTAACTGGAAGCAGCTTGGCATATTAGTAGTTTGTTTGTAGTTTCGATCTGTCTCTTCAGGCGGAGGCGATCAGCCCTTCCGCGACACCTCACGGTGTTTCGACTTGTCACAGCCCGAGGTCCATCAGTGCGGCGAGTTCGGCTCGCTCACGCTGACTTGGTTGACGCTCAGTGGTCTCGCCAGCGGAGTCCGCCAGTTCGAGAACATTGAGTGGATGGATGTTCAGCGCACCCGCAGCGAGGACCGCTCCGAACACCTCTTTCACCCGGCGACGGGCCCGCGACTTCGCGTTGTTTACCCGTGCGGCCTCTTCGCTATCCCAGCTCCAGTGTTTCATAGTAGTGTGTAGTTAGTTGTTTGCTCCGAGCTTGTGCTCAGACGTTCGGTGGAGAAGCTTCCCTCTTCACCGAATGTCCGGTCACTTTGGACCTGTCCACGTCACGAGGTGATTGCTCACCTTGACAAGACCTTTGGCCTTCAAGTTCTCGATCAGCCTGAGATAAGTCTCCAGATCGAAGACATCCATCACGTCTGCGTAGAGGTCTCCACTTGGGACTGCGCCACGGGTGACGAGTGCCATCACGACTTTTTCGACTCCGGTTTTTGCTGCTTCGGCGGTCATAGTAGTTTGGTAGTTAGTTGTTTTAGACTGTCTCTTCAGGCCAGGTAGTCTATTTCCTGACTACGCCCGTAGGCGTTTCGACTATTCCTCCTCCCAGCTCTTCACCATATCCTGCTCAGCTTTTAGCTGCTCAGGAGACTGATCTCTCCGGCTCAACACGACGTGCTTGCCGACAAGCCTCACTGTCAACGTATCCATCTCAGAGACAAACACGCCTGCGTTTATTCCTGTGTACTCGCGGGAGCGAATTTCGACACTCCAACCGAACACTCGGAGGTGTATTTCAAAAGTAATATTCATAGTTGTTTGTTTCTGTCATTGTGACAGACTACGAGGTCGAGTGAGTTTCCCCACTCGGCCCCGTGTGTCTATTACAGGCCCAGGTCCACCTTCTGGCTCTTCTTCCATTCCCTGTAGACCTCGATCAGCTCGTCGAGATCCGTCGCCTCGCCACCCCAGCGGGTAGCCAACTCCTCGATCTTCTCGTCCGTCAGCTTGCCGTTCTCGTCCGCTTCGCGCAGTTTCTTGATGACGCTGTCGTCACCGTTGCCACGCTCGGCAGGGATGAACTGGACGCCTTGCAGCGGCAGTTCGCCTGTCACGAGATTCTTCAGAGCTTTCTGCTCGTCCGTTGGCTTCTCAGCACCGAACGCCGACTTGACGCGGGACTGAACGTGATGGGCAGCGATGAAGCCGACCAGCATCGAATAGACACGCTCTTTGCCGACTGCTTCGACGATGCCGTCGAGACTCTCTGGCCATTCGACAGTGACCGAGTGGTCGTCTGCTTTGAGGCTGCCGTGGGACTTGATCGCGTATGTGTGTTTCGTAGTTTTCATAGTATTTGTTTGGTTTTGTTGTTTGTTTGAACTCAGGACTTCTCCTGATTAGAACCGAGCACGCTACCGTCTCCGCTCTAATCAAGAGGGCTGAACGCTACCGTCCTGCCCTCCTGACCAAACTATTACTACTACTTATCGCCTACTTCATCGCAAGAACTCTTTCCGCTCCGGGCTACGCCCATCTCCGCGCTTCTTGCTATCTCGGCTACCGTGGATCAGCACGGACTGGGCCTCACGACCAGTTGGGCGGTCCCAACTACTCCAGATAACGGCGGAGTACCCTAGAGCAACACGCTGCTCGCCATAGTGAGCGGACCTCGCTCACCGCACTGGAACCGTTCCAGTCGTACTCCACTACTTAAACCTTCCGAGGCAGCTCGGCGTGGCCCGACGATGAAAGGGTACCCTTGCCCTGAGGCCGGTGGGACTATAGGGAATGGAAGAAGAGCCAGAA